TGATTCTATAGTTTTCGATAGTGGAAATGGTAGTATAATGAAACTTACGAGTACACCTGGGGGGGACACCATGGCTGGAGCAGGTATGGGTGTTCCAGATAGAGCTTTCTTGGTTGATACACAGGGACCCCAAAGATTAATTAGTCATTCTCAAACAGATATTGTTGTAGCTAAAGATGGGCGTGAGTTACAACTTCTAAATCAAGCAAATGATGTTGAGTGGGGAGATGATGTTAATCAGGGTAGTGTTAATATTCAAAGTAAGTGGAGGGATGTGAATGTATTAACATTGGGGGGAGCAGGAGCAGGAAGAATATTTATTCAATGCTTAGACCCAGAAGGAAAGAATACTGGACAAGTAATTCAGATAGAAACTAAAGGAACAGATGGAAGTATTATTATAAAAACTGTGGGAGATATTACTTTGAATGCAGAAGGAGGAAGTCTTAATATTAATGCAGATGAGGAGATTAGAATGAAGACTGGAAAGTTTAGTCTTGACTGTAATTCTATAGAAGTAAAATCAGAAGGAGTAATAAATATGGATGGAAGCAAGATTAATTTAGCAGGGGGTGGAGCTAACCCAACTCCTGTAGAGACCCCATCTGAGGAAAGTATCTATCAACCTAAAGGAGTAACTACATATAATTGAGGGATAATAATGGCATCATTTGATCGAGAAATATTTTTAAAAGTTAAAGGAGAGACAGGGACTGGAACGCTCCAAGCCCTGGGGATGGCTTATGGTGTTCCTAGCTGTATGTTTAACATAGCTGGGAATGCATTAAGTTTATTGCCCTCTGGGGTGTTGAGTGGCATATTATCTAAAGTAAATATAGGAAAATCTAAAGCTAAAGAAGTAGTTGCTGGAATATTCAAGAAGCTTGGAATGAGTACGGGGGTATATGAGATTATTACTGAAGGGGGGATATTTACTTGGATTTCAGATACTTCCTGGATGGGGTTAGATAATGATAATAAACAAGAAGGTGATAATTTAACTGGTTTGTTGGGGGCTATTGATTATGCGATTTCTGTTGGTACTGGTCTTTATCAAAATTATGAGGATATCGAAGCTTTGATTGGCAGTGTAGAAGATTGTTTGGAGAAATATAATACTTTAGAATCTTTTCAATCAGGGAATGCTGCTGACCCCAGAGCCACTTTAGACACTTCAGCGGCTGATGAATTATTTGATTCTATGTATGCTGGGGACAAGGAGACTCTTGCAAAGGCTATTGATTTTATTTCTAAGTGTGATACTACTGCTGGTACTATTAATAACATTTTAGAGTCAAGAGCAGAGGATCCTTCTCTGGAACCGTGTTTCTTAGATTCTTCTGAGCTTGATCCCTTCCTTGATCAAACTACTTATACAAGATGTTCCTTAGAGGACCCTGAAGTTGGACGAGAAGAACAAGAAGTATTCAGACTTACTTACGGACCTCCTATATCTGTTGCTGGTCAATATGTGTTAACCTCCGATGGACTTTATTACGATTCTCAGTCGGGCGGGTTGGATCCCGTATTTCTAGCTATTTCGGGAATAGTTCCTATTGGAGATCAGTGGAAGTATGATTATGATCCCAACCTAGGTGGTAAGGGTCAAGCAATCTCTATCAAATCTCTAAACCAATTTACAGATAATATTTTTGATCCTAATAGAATTGATGATAGCAGGGGACTCCAATTGTATTATGACGAGGATCACTTCCTTTCAGTACTGCAACAACAACGAAACAAACTAGTTTATGATTTGTCTGCTGATTTGCAGACTTTTATTGATGATGGAGAAGCCTTATCAGTTATACAAAACCAAAGGCAATTAATTATTTCTGAAATTGCTAATCACAATAGTAAGATAAATAGAAGAAAGAAACAAATTGAAGTAGCTATAAAGGCACCACAGATTTATGGGGATCTAAGAGGACCCAGGTTTGCTCCTGGAGAGGTGCCCATTAATGATTTCTCCTACTTAGCTGACTATAACTTAGCAGTAGACTTTGAAAAACAGAATGCTTTGATTTTTAAGCAAGCAGATGTTGTAGGCATTGTTCTGCCTATTGATGCTAAGTTTGCTAAGACAAGTGCAAAGCCCCCTTCTCTATCTATCGAACATTTAAATGTACCTACAGTAGGAAAAGGTTCTATTCTCTATTCACCCTCGTCTGCAAATGCTGGAACTGTACTATCCTTGAATGATCAGATTGTAAATACAGATTTGTTTGCGATATACAATTTTCTTGAGACCACTCTAGAACTACCCTCTTCAATTGATTTCTCTGTAACAAACTGCGCTACTGAGAATATGTATAATAATGCTCAATTAGTGGGAGCATCCAAAAGAACAATATTTGTGTCGGGTCTAGGCATTCCCTACCTTGAAGGTATTGTTAAGAACAAAGATACAGACACCGCTGCTGCCTCCGCTCTTGGATCCTACGCAAAGCTGCCTGACACTAAAGAGTTCCAAGATCTAACTTATTCGCCAAGTGGATTTACTATGGAATGTTGGGCTCACATTCCTGATATTATGGATGGGGGTATTGGGTGGCTTAGTTCTACAGCGTCATCACTAACAAAAGTTCTTTTGGCTAGTGATAATGTTGGTGCTGCGTCTGGGGCATCTGCTTTGGATCGCGTTGGAGCCGAGCGAGATTTAGATTTCTTAGAAAATAGAAGAGGTGAGCAGTTTGTCCGAGGAATGGTTTGTGGCTTTACTAGAGATAGGAGAATTACAGAGGCTGGGTATGGGTTAGGATTATCAGGGTATAGTAATAACAATAGTGACAATGATCCTGCTTCATCATTAAGTTTCTTTATAGCTCCAACTCAAGCTAGAGACTCTTCCTCCGCTTCTTGGATTAATAGCGATGATTGTCAAGACTTGGAAACCTTCCATAAGATGAAGGTAGATCTCTCTGCTACAGCCTTTGGGAGTGTGTCTTCCCAGTTCGTTCTTATTGATATAGCCTGTGATCCTACTACAAATACTATTAAGATGTTTGCTGACGGTTCGTTAGTTGCTACTTCATCTATATCAGCCGTATTCGGTGTCGATATAGGAATCCCGCCCAATTTACCCTCCTTTAAGAAAGATAATAGCTTCCAGTACTCTTCTACTACGGTGGATGGTCCTACGGTACTTAAACAAGGACCATTACTGAATACTTTTTATACTCCTTGGATAGTTGGGGGAGGCTATACAGATGGAATGTATAGATATGGGAATTTCTTAGGGGGAGATCGTGGGGGAATAACAAGTGGTCTTCGTGGTCACATAGGAAGCTTGAAATTTTACTCTAGAGCCCTAGATAATTCAGAAGTTTCAAAGAACTACAAAGCCCAACAAGGCTTCTTCAAGAATATTAAGATGTAATGGCAGCTAATCAAACAGTTTCAGTTTTTGGAAAAATACCTCCTAGGTATATGAAACAAGGACCAGTCTCCCACAGGCAAGAGGTTTATGGGTTATCTTTCCCTTTAGGATCTGCTCCAGGAGGAGGGTTCTTTTCAAAGCGGTCTGGTGTTGCTATGATTAAGGAAGCAGTCAAGCAGCTTCTTTTAACAGAACGGGGGGAGCGAATTATGCTTCCCAACTTTGGGTGTAATCTAAGAAAATATCTTTTCCAACCGTTAGATGAATCTACTTTCGAATCAATCAAGAGAGAGATTCAATATTCATTTAAGAATTATATTGTAGGAGCCCAAATTGCAAGATTAGCTGTCTTTCCTTTAGGAGAAGCAGGACCAGCAGGGGGAAACTCACTTAAAGTAGTCTTATCATTAAAATTAGATACTGCTGATTTAGAAATATTTGATGTTGAGGTGAACATACTATGAACTTTTCTGGAACTATTACATCGGACTTTATGAAGTTAGCAGATATCCCATCGGACTTTATGAAGTTAGCAGATATCCCCGTTATAAAGAGACCATCTCTTATTAACTTTGCTGCTACAGATTTTCTTACTCTTAGGAATTCTCTAATTGATTATGCTAAGGCAGTTTATCCTAGAGATTATAAGTATTTTGTAGAATCTGATTTAGGAATGATGTTCCTAGAGCTTGTGGCTTACATGGGATCCGTTATGTCCATGAAAGCAGATATGCTTGCTAATGAAAACTTCTTAGCCACAGCCACACAGCGACCTAGTATTAAAAAGCTCTTACAGCTAATTGGAATTCGTATGAAAGGTCCTCTATCTGCGGCTGCTGATGCTAAGATTACTTCTCCTCAAACGACCGCTGATAGACCTCTTATTATTGCCGCACAAAATAGAACAATTGAAACCATCTCTCCTGAAGATGGGGGAGTTTTAACTTATACATTATATAAAGTTGTTAATGGATTAGTGGATATAGTAAATAAGTATGGTCAAATAACTCTTTCAAATACAGAAGCTGTTGATGCTGATTCTAAAATATTTGAAAATTTAGTTTTACAAGAAGGTACATTAGTACAAGATGCAGGAAGCTTTGCTGCAACGGAAGGTGTTAAGACTATTAAGCTTACACAAGGTCCTGTTGTAGAGGGCAGCGTTCAGGTATATACTACGGGACCTGACTCGACCAAGAACGGAGCCTTTGTTGAAGTGCCTAATGTGTTCTTCGCTTCTGGATCTTCTGACAAGATCTTTGAAGTTATCTATGATGATGATTATAAAGCTACAGTAGTTTTTGGAGATGGCAGCGTTGGAGTATCCCCAGATGATACCTCTGATTATACTGTTTTTTATAGAGTTGGAGGAGGAACCCGAGGGAATATAGGGAAGGACACTATTAACAATACTATCACTGGTACGATTAATAATATTGCTACTACAACCTCTATAACAAATACTTCAAAAGGTACTGGAGGTGCAAATGCTGAAACTGTAGCTCATGCTAAACGATTTGCTCCTCTAAACTTTAGAAGACAGGATCGTTTAGTAACCTTAGAAGACTATTCAGTATTTGCTAATACCTTTATCAGTACTTTTGGAACTGTGGGTAAAGCTACTGCTGCAACTAGAAAAGCCTATTCGTCAGCTAATGTAGTTGACATTTATGTTCTAGAGAAAGCATCAGATTTACAGTTGCAACGAGCAACTACTAACTTCAAAACTCAACTACTGGATGCTATAAACAAAAAGAAAATGGCAACTGATGATGTTGTTATTGTGGATGGTCTTATTAGAACTCTAGACTTAGTAACTACAATCCGAATTGAAGAGAATCAGGATCAAATCAAAGCAAGAGTTAGAGATAAGATCTTGACCTACATGAATGTAGATAATCGTGAATTTGGAGAAGACTTTAATGTATCTGAAATGAATAGGCAAATATTTGAAGTGGATGAGGTTAGGTACTCCAGTATAGATAATGTTGAAAAAGATATTACAATTGATTTCAATGAAATTGTTCAACTGAATAATTTAACAATTAATATAGTATTATTAGATTAATGGGAGACAGTAAGTACACACCAAATCCTAGAAAATACTACAAGACAAACTTTGTAGATCTAGTGGAACTTATCACCCCCGAGGTGTATAGTACGGAGGATCTAACTCTAAGCGGAACTGAGATAAACCCTGTTTCCCAGGTAATAAATTCTCATATAAATGTTGCTGCAAACATTTCTAATGTTATACCTCTATCGGGGGTGGCTAATAGCCAAACCAGTGCTTTAGGAAATATTAGTGGAATATCCCAGTACTTTGTAAAACAGAATAAATTAACTAACATCAATCCTTTCTTGTTTGAAAGTAAGATTTTGCTTCCCCTGGGAACTACTTTATCAAACTACGATACAAGCGCAGAGTTCACTACCTATCTGTCTGGGACCTTGCTCCCTATGATCATACCTCCGACTCTTACTCAGGTAAACCCACTTCAAGCTAACATTACCACGCTCTCAGCGTTAACGGGGGATGTAAATGCTAGTAGTGTTCACAACTACTTAGTGGATGCTTTGGGTTGGATGTACTTCTTAAATACTTCTGCTAATGGTGAGCTAAATTATTCTCCATCGAGCTATGTTCTTAGTTCTTTCAATAGTCTTTACATGGGAAAGACTTTGGAGACTATTGATGGCATCAAA